CTTTAATAGAGCGGCTCCCATGTTGTACATATTCTTCTCACTGACTATCTTCAGCCCTCCCTTCATGGCTTCTCCGGCAAATTGAAGCATGGAGGTGAGGTGCATAAGCTGTTGGTCTTTATTTCCGTGTCCAAGGCCAACGGCTACGGTACAGTCCATCTTGTCTCTCCACATGTCTGGGCGTACCGGAACCCATTCATTTCTCAACTTAACAACTCTTTCCTTGTCCTGATTCTTCTGGAGGAGTTCGTAAATGCAAAGCATTAAGTCCTTAACTCCTGTCTCTGCAAAGTTTCTGGCAATGAGTTCTACTCTGGACTGAGCAGCAGTCATTACAGAATTAACAGCAGTAGCAGTAGTATGAGAAGTAAGGGCATTATCGTTGAGTCCTTGAGAGTATTTGTTTACACCTGCGCGAGACTCTCGTATCCCATCAATGTATTCAAGCATCTGGAAGGAATAGGGTTCCAAGGAAGGTGTGGCTAGTGGGGTAATAGCATTTGGAGACTTAACTCTGACCACTCCGCCCGGTCTTTGGGTCAGGAGGTCATCAAGATTTGCCTGTCCTTCCAGAACCGCATATCGGCCAAAGTTCTGGTTGTACATGTTATCCATGAGGTTACGTAACAATGTACTCTTGATTAACTGTAAGTCCATAACAAGGTCTGCAACCGAAAGGCCAAAGAACTTGTGCGGAATTTTTACTGGGGTGATTGATACAAATGGAATCCGATCTATCTCTTCGTTAGCAAGGACAAGTGAACCCACGGTACAGACCTTCCTTAATTCTGTAATACCATCCCCATTGTAGTCTGTCCTGATGTAAGATTCGTGCAGCCAATAAGTCCTTAACCCGTCTTCTCCATAGGTATCATCTCCGCCCCATCCTTCCCAGTATTTGGCAGATTTGTCAAACATGTACCTTTCCAGTCTTTCCCCTGAGAAGGTTGCCATGTCATCCCCACCACCTTTCATATCCTCTACATCTAGGTTTTTATCAGGGTACATCTCGCGTAACTCAGAGAGAGTCTTTATCACTCGGTGACATACGAAACGAGAATCTTCAATAGTTTTTGATTCCCTAGATATCAGGAACTCACTGGGGGGAATAGACTCTACTGCAATACGACCCTTGCTCAAGTCCCTGCTGATAACTACATGATGGCCTTCTGCGTACTCCTCTCCGTAATCCTCGTATGTTTCGCCCGGAGCCGTATGCTCTATGACTTCTACCAGAGGGTCATTAACCAGAACAGCTAGTTCATCATCAGTAAGGTTCGAGTATTCCTCTCGATTGTGTTCATTAGTCTCATCCCACCAGACCTTTAGAATTCCATTTTTAGACAGAAGAGCATCTGTAAACCATGAATAGAGAATCTCCCATCCATTGTTATCCTTCTGAAATACATAGTTTACGTAATCAGTAGCCTGTTTAGCCGCTTCTACATCTTCGGGTCCATGTGGTTCAAAAACAACCATGTTATCCCCGGAGGCAAATATACGCATCAAAGAGGGCTTTATCCACTCTATAGTGTCTGCAACAGTTGTATCTACAAACTGAGAACGACCATCAACCTCATTACCAAAGGGAAGACCATAGTAATACTGCATGGCCTTTTCGCGCTGTTGGGATATAGTATCTCCCAAATAGCCCAAAGAATCGGTTATTTCTCCCCGAATTCTTGTGACCAGTTCTTCTTCTGTAATTTTAGATGATGCCATAATTCTGATATTCTAAATCCTTTGTCCATTGTGGGTCGTTACCAGATACGCCAAAGCGCATAGCCATAAGTGCATATCTTGTAGCCGACATAAGATCATCCCTTAAAGGAACAATCTTCCCCTCTTTTCTGTGGTACATTCGGAACTCTTCAAACCATTCTCCTAAAGTGGAGAACACCTTCAACTGCCCGTTCTCCATTTTCTGGAGAATATCCATAATTCCGACCTCTATAGAGTTGCCACCCTTCTTCTCCCCTAAAGCAGGGGGGTTTTCAAAATGAAAAGGGAGCATATTACAACCTAAATTACGGTACTGTTCCGCTAGACCAGGATTACCCATAGAATCTCGTCTATTGCCGTCATGGGGCCAACTAACGGGGATAAAATTGGGCCTGTTGCGTATAATCTGGGCATGAACAGCAGGCGGAGCCTTTGCCTGCCTGTAACAGTCGTAAACATAGTACACATCCTCTTCCCGGTCCCATGCAGCCCATACGCAGGCCGTAGGATGGTCAAAACCAAAGTCAATCCCGCATATACGGGGCCAATGATCCTGTATTTCGATGGGATCAGTGATTACCTTCTCCTCTGGGACTGGAAATACAAGCCCAGAGCCTATAGAGGGTCTTCCATACCTCCTCATTTCCCTTTCGTGCGGGGCATAAGAGGAGATAATCTGCTCCATGACCGCTTCATTCAGGTGTCCGGGGTTACCATTCATGGACATGACTCTCTCAGAAGCATCATCCCATGTAGCGTTGTCCAGAGACTGGCCCGGCTTTATGTTGTTCATAAAGGAGGCTACAGTTTCTGTCATCCCCTGCTCCGGCGTAAAGGTCATATATACCATGCCCTTACGGTCCAGAGTCCTCGTTACTGCTTGGGAGTATAGTTCCCTGCTTGGCTCTTCATCTAGCCAGATGCAGTCTACAGACCTTCCCTGCCATTTCTCAATGCCCATTTCGTAGGCTTTGAAGAATAAAGATGAGTTACCCCCGGAAACGTGCCGAATAAGGGCTACGCTTTTGGCGTTGGGAACACCGGGCTTACGTTCGGTCTTTATTATGTGTTTTTTTGGCACGGTGCCTGACCCGAAAGCCTCTGGATCATCGGGGGAACCCAATAATTCAAACTGTACTATGTCACGGGTGGTTTCGTTTGAAACTCCTCCCGCCCAACCTACAATGGGTTGGGTGAATCTTCTTCCTTCCCACCACTCTGGATATAGTCCAGTCAGGTGGTAGGACATCTCCATGCTCCCGCAATAGGATTTTCCTATGCGGTTAGCAGCCATCAAAAGCCGTTGATTACAGGAAGCCCCTGTAGAATGAAAAGCCAGTTGGTAGGGGTACGGATCATAGTTGTCGATCCTATTGTATCGTTCCCGCTGCCGTATTAGTCTGGCTAATTCAACTGCTTTTTCTAGTTCTGCTTTTGTAGCCGCTTGCGTGAATTGCTCTGGCTTGCTTTTCAGCACTGGATTTACGTGCATAACATTTACCGGATTTCCCGTATTTCCATCCTTTCTTTCCGCTCTTTAAGGTACAACGTTGAATGGGCATTCATTCTCCCTTCCTGGGTTTCTGTATATGAATATGGTTCTTGTCAGGATCAGGAAAGAATACTACCCCATATCCTAAAGGAGACAAGGCAGCCCTGAGTAAGGTGTAATATAGCCAGTCCTTCGCGTAATCCCCTGACAGCTTCAGATCAAAAGCATTACCGGTCAGGTGCTTTGATACCCTGCTTCCTCCTGCAATAGCGTTCTGTTCGGGAGTTCTGTGACCATCTGTGTAAGCCGCCGTGACTCCTGCCTTGTCAGCAGCGCTTCGTATAATATCCTCTATATCAGAATCTATTACCTTGACATCCTCCATGTTTGCCGGAAACCCTTGCGGCCTGTTCTTCCATCCGGTGTCTATGGGAATGTCTAATCTAGGCTTCCTTATATCTGTAACAAAGTCTGTATTGAATAGGTTATTGTACGCCTCTGTGGGGATAATGCCTAATGCCTCGTAATTTATAGGGCTGTCGCTCCCTAACAGGGGGTCAAAAGTAGAACCACTCATTTGCTGATATTGGCTCTCGGCGGGAGAGATAAACGCATCAAGGGGGGAACCCTTCTTCTCTTTTAGAGGTAAATCCAATAATCCGGGGGCCAACGGGGGAGCATAAAGGCCCCGGTATGTGCCAGGTATTGGAGATTGGCCTCCAAGTATTCCGGGGTTATTCTGGCGGAAGAACTCTATGTAGGCTTCTCTAGGAGCCTCCCCTAACTCATCAGAAGCCGCTTTGCTTGCTGCGTCAGCGGCATCATTAGAAGGATATGGGCCTCCTATCCTTCTTTTGTGCCTATCATATAGGAAGATACCATCTTCATCTTCCTGACTGTACGATGAAACGTGGGCCATTATTTCTTCCTCATGGCCTTGAGGCGAGCCGCTAACTCTTGCGCTAAACTCCCTGATTTTCTAGGTATAATCAGCATTTCTGCTGCCATATACCATCCGCCCCCCTGATTTTCAGGCCGTTTAATCTTTGTCCAGTTGCGAAAAGCAACATCTCTCTTCACCCTATATTGATTACTTGACCACCCCATCTTTAACTGGGGTGTTAAAGGGCCACCGTAAAAAGCGGGCCTGAAGGCTAGGTTGGCAGAAGACCTTGGCTTCCCCCTCTTATCCACCTTCGTTGGATGCTTTAGTGTTGCGGTAAACGGCTCCCAAACGCCTTCCCTGAACCTCCTGTTCCTTTCGTGCATCAACGGACTCAGTGTGCCATCTGCCCTCAAGTTTAATATTTTCTTGGTATGGATTATTGTATCAGATATGCCTGTAAGACCACCGGGGCTGATAACTTCTTCCGCTAATTGTCTTATATCTTCCCTATTGTAGCTAGTGGGCTGCTTCAAGAGGTTTCGTACTTTTGATGATCTAAAAGGCGCACTATATAGCTTGGTAACACCCGCCATTGGGCCTACCATGCGTTCTGGACGTAGCCCAGTATCAACATAGAACTCGTCACTGGCTGCGTCAAGAAGAGAGCTATAGTTTCCGCGATTTAAGGCATCTCTCGCCGGAGGAGGCATTCTCCCCCCCGCTTCGAGGCTCCTCTTGCGCTGCCCACTCCTAACCCAATCCTCCCATCCTTTAACAGGATCGTACCAATCTCTTAGCGCTCCACCATAGGTGGGATGCGTTGGTAGCCCGGTGGTCGTTCTTACATCCCTTTCGGTAACTCCGGGCCA